TTCCAATACCAGACTGCGATAACCAATCATCGCGTCCGTCCACGTCTCCCCCAACAAATTCAATTCCTCGTGGTGACTCATAATGGGGAGGGTCAACAACAAATTTCCAGTCGCAGTACTTGCTGAGTTGGGTGAAAGAGCAAGCAGCACTCTTGGGATCCAGTGTGTGCACCAGGTCCCAAAACTCCTCTCGACTTCCTGCACTCGTAATCTCAGCCCACCGAGATAGAGTCGACCCATCTCGTGTTCCGCTCTCTCGTGTTGGTCGACCGAGTCCCCCGCAGATGACGTCACCATCCTTGATCGTATAGTCGTATCCCTTCTCCGGTGTTCCTCGAGAAGCCTTGATGTTTGGGTGGAAACCATCCACATCGAATACATCAGCTTTTCGACTTCGAAACTTCTGTCCGAAATCGCAAAACACGTGGAGGTGAACTCCCCCATCCTCGTGATTTTCTCTTGCCACGATACACTCCCCTCCCAGTGATGAAATGCGGTCCATAACATGGAAGCCGTCGAGGTCTCCGCATTGAGAGTAGGTGAGGAGGACATAGCGACTGTTGACAGTAAAAGACATGTGACTTTGAATGTGTTCTCTTGAGTCCTGGGCAAACTAATGTTATAGCCCAGGACACAGGACACACCCCAACTATAAATACCTGGGTCCCCTCGCACTTCGGACATTCAAAATGTCCGCCCCACCCAAACAAGATGAGATACAAGAAATCTCATTCGCTGCGTGGCTCCAGCCGCTATCGAAGAGGCCGCGCGTCCTATCGAGCCAAGCCCCGCCGTCGTTACACCGGGAGGAAGCGAACCTATCGCAAAAAGACCTCAAGCCGATCACTAGTCGATCGGATGTCTCGGAAGAAGAAGGACACGATGTGCAGCGCAGCTGCGCCGGGGACGAATCCTCCACCGGAACTCCCCTTCGCGGGAAATGAGATCCGCATCAACGCCAACACCACCAATGCCTCAGCCGCTGGTGTCCATTGCTTTTTGTTTTCGCCCAGCAACCGCTATCTCACACCCAATAATGCCGCCTATCCAGCAAATCGAACAGCCACTCGCTGTTTTATGAAGGGATATGCCGAGACGTACTCTATTGTCCCCAATGACAACTCTCGTTGGCACTGGCGACGAATTGTCGTAGCCTCCAAAGCCATCCTCGCCAACACCACTGAGGTCCGGGATCGCCTTGGCGCCCAGGCAGTTTCAGCTTCCAACAATAGCAGTAGAAAGTTCGTCGATCTCACTGGCCAGAGCACAGGCGACTACCAGGAGACCTGGGATACTGTCCAGGATCTTCTTTTTCGCGGAGTGAAGGTTACCGATTGGGTTGATCAGCTTACCGCCAAGGTTGACACGGCACGGTTCACCCTGTTCTCGGATAAAACCCGGATGATATCATCCGGAAATGACCGAGCTGCGCCTCGTTACGTCAAGACGTACATACCAATCAACAAGACCATCCAGTATGACGATGAGGAGAACGGCATATCGATTACGTCAGAACCGATATCAGTTGGGAGCAAACCAGGCGTTGGAAACGTCTATGTATTTGATTTTTTTGTTTGTAAACTACCCGTAACTGGTACGGGAACTGCCCTGAACATCCAGTCTACTGCGACGATGTACTGGCACGAAAGATAGCCTCATCTACTTGTACAAAAATGCAATTTGCTTCCATCCAATGAACATCCTCCGGCGACATCTCGTGACGAGGGTCTGTGTTGCTAAGCCAAATACTTGGCTTGCCCCACTTGACCAACTTCGGTTCCCTGTAAAGACATTTCACAGTAACCCATGCTTGACATCCCAGCCACTCCTTGAATGAAGGGAAAAACTTAATTCCCCCTCGCATGTCGTCAAACACGGCATAATCCACGTCTCCAGCCTTGAGACACTCATCTCCGGACACCAATCCGACGCAGTAGATATGTGAGCCAAGAGATCTAGCCCACAAAGTCTTTCCGGTTCGGGAAGCTCCATATACGCAGATTGACATACATCTGCCTAAAACCGTCAGCAGGTAGCCCCCTCCGGAGTGAGCGTAGGGGGGAGGTGGGACCCCCCGAAGGGAGGGTGGGGCCCCCTAGCGATATGTTCGGAGGTGGGGGCGAACACCTCCACCACACAGATGGCCAAAACTATGGAAAAAAAACTCACCTATGAGTGGTTCTCCACTTCCAATACCAGACTGCGATAACCAATCATCGCGTCCGTCCACGTCTCCCCCAACAAATTCAATTCCTCGTGGTGACTCATAATGGGGAGGGTCAACAACAAATTTCCAGTCGCAGTACTT